ATTGTCTGAGTTGTTGTTACCTTTCTAGATGAATCATAAGTAAGACCAGTAAACTCAAATGACATTCTAGGCAAACTAATCTGAGTTGCTTGACTTAAATTTGGTGCTTGCTCTAATCTAGCTAAAAACTTTTGTGTTGGGCCATATGCCAAAGGAACTTTTACAGTAGATCCATCTTGTTTAATAGTAAGACCATTAAAAAGTGTTCCAAAACTGATAATTGTTTTTCTTAGGATTTCGTTGTAAAAATACTCAAACATTGTTATAACCTGTTACATATATTTATGGCATTCCAAAGGGGTTGTTCTCGGAGAAATCTAAAATTGCATCTGCCTGTAGTTCAAACTCATCGTTATCACCAAATCCAGCATCATCGAAATTGGTTAAATCAATTAATCGAATTAAGTGTGATGCACCTGAAGATGATCCTGTAATTGTTTCTCCTCTTACGAATGTTCCTGTGATATTATATATCTCTAATTCATTTGTAACAGCATCCCATGTTCTGATTCTTGCTGTAGCTCCACTTGTTCCACCTGTAATTGTTTCGTTAAATGAGTAGTTTCCTGAACCAGAACTGCCAGGCGATGCAATAGAAATAGTTGGCGTTACCGTGTAACCTACGCCAGCATTTCTAATGTGTATAGCAGAGATTGTTCCAGCAGCACTAACGATTGCAGTTGCAGCAGCAGATACTGTTGATAATCCTGTAAATGTAATTGTTGGTGATGTTGTGTATCCTGAACCACCTGAAGTGATTGTAACAATACCAACGACACCATTCTCTATCTTAGACGTTGCAGCAACACCTGTTCCGTCTCCAATTACCTGTATGGTAGGATTAGAAGTATATCCAAAGCCAGGATTTACTAAATCAACAAATTGAACAACAGACTTTTTGCTATCACTAATATTACCCTCAATGGCAACTCCACTTAGTAATTTAGATGTGGCGATACCTGTCAATCCTCCAGAAGGAGCTGATGATATAGCAACTCTTGGTGCAAATGTAAATCCTTTACCTCTATTTGTGAGGAATATTTGTTGAATACCACCGTTGATTATACCGACTGATGCAGTTGCTTGAGATGCAGTTCCTACAAGAGTTAGTTTTTGTGTTCCACCAGAACCAATAAGAATCTCTTCTCCATCTGCTCCCTCAATACCACCTAAAGTATCATCAATCTCTTCAACACCTGTATCAATTACCTCATCCTCATAACGGAATAGTTCACAAGTTAATTTGTAAACATAGTTCTCTCTTAATTGATAAAATGGTTTCTCATGCTCTACATATTTGATTTCAAACAAACGATCACCTAGTGGAAAATAAATTAAATCCCCTTCCTTTGGTCTTGTGGAAAGTTTGACATTAGATTCATTTTTCATTAGGGGAGATATGTAAGTTTCAAATCTCTCTCTTGATATGATTAATGTTACTTCGTTAGTTGCTTGTATACCAAACTTTGATAATGTTGATGGCATATCATCATAACCATCGAAGTTATCAATATATGCTTCTATAGGATATGCATCATCAAATTTAGATTGAACTACTTCTTTTAATATTGATTTCTCAGTTAGATATTTTCTTGGCATATAATGAATATCTACACCGTACATTCTCAACTGCTCGTTAATCAAAGACTGAACGAGACTTTGTTCACCAGATGAGCCTTGTTGAAAAAACGGATTTAGTGCCATTATATTAACCTATAAAGTCAAGAGGTGGTATCTCATAAGTGTTAGACATTTGCTCCCTAATGATTGTTAAATCATTCATCGCATCATCATAGATTTGTCTACCATTTAACTCGACTCCACCAGGCAATTTAACTCCTTGGAATTTCATTAAGTTTTGACCCCACTGCTTTTTAAGATTTGCAGTAAAATATCTTTTTAAAAATGAATCGTTAAAAACTCTAGCATAATCATTAGGATCTAATGTTCTGTAACAATCAATTACAAGAAACTCTCCATCAGTAATACTAGACCAATCAATATCAAGGTATAATCTATCTTGTCTTTTATTAAATCTAATTTGTTTTTGTGTTGTTAATAAGAAATTTATATCCTCAAGATATGTTTTTGTCATTGCATATGACAACAATTCAGTAGATCCATAATAGTATATGTCATTTAAAAATAATTGATATTTTAAACTAAACATACCACTTGACATTCTATTAGATCCATCAAAATGAAAAACTTTTGTGATACCAAGAATATCTGGTGGAACTTGTAAATAATTTGATGTCTCATTAAAACTAAATGAGACTGATTGGCCGTCGATTGTTGATGTTGCTGTTTGTGTAGTGATACCTACATTATCTGTGTTTCCATCTCTAGATCTTCCTCTTTTTATATCATCCTCTGTAATTTTATATTTTAAAAATGTTGGATATACTCCATCAAAATGACGTTCTTGAAAGTATTGAATCGCATCATCCAATATATCCTCAACTTGCTCATCTGCAACGTTGATTTCCAATACGGGTGCACCTAACTGCCTTTTGGCATAAGTGATTAATTCTGATCGGGTGGATGGTTGGGCCATTTATACTATACCTCTATCCATATTTATAGTGCGGAGATTGACGATATGCCAGGTTGAACAAGAATGTTACCATCAACTAATCTGTAAAAAGTATTTCCAGAACTAACAATGACATCATATACATATCTACCTTCTTCTAAAAGTTTAGTTTGTGTTCCACCAAGAGATATGCGAATCTTTCCATCAATGGCACTTGTAAAACCAACAGCAAAGGTTGCTGCAGGAAAAGCAGTTGATCCTATGGAGACACTCTTGGTCATTTGAGATGAACCAGAGTATCCTTCAAGACTAAACGCAGTATTCGATGTTCCTACAACTTCAAAGTTACCTTCAAAATTAGCACCCCCAAGCATGGTAAAATTAGCTGCATATGCAGCACCTGCCTCTGGATCGAATGTAATTTTTTTAGTTGCCATTTACTAACTCCTTTAGTAGAGACTTAATCTCATTCATTTCATTTTTTAAAGTGGCGAGATCTTGCTCAACAGATAAAGATTTTTCTTTTTCAAGTTTTCTTTTTTTACGACGAGCAAGATACTGTTCATATTCAGTGTTATTAGTATTAATAATTTGATTAGTTCTAGAATCTCTAACTAGATCACTATTACCTTCAACTGGAACGAAATTTGACATTATGCTAAAGTAATTACTCTTAAATCAGAAACTCTAGGAACGTAAGTTTGATTTGTTGCTGTTAAAACAAATTTAATCCTATAGTATTTGAAAGGTGGAAGATTTTCCATATTAAATTCATACTCTTTAAATGTTAATTCATTACTTTTAAATCCACCAACATCTGGTTTTGGAATACGTCTGTCAGGTCTACCATCATTTTTAGAAACATCAATAACTTGACCTAAATCGTTTAAGTTAGCAAAGCCAGGGAATGGTTCAAATATAGGATCAAAGTTAGGAGTAGCACTGATAGCATAATATGCTCTTATATCAGACAATTTATTAATATGAGCATCAAGAATTATTTTAATAGATGATGCTGAGTTCGCTAAACTATTTTCTCTAGACACATATTGACATGCTGTAGGATCATCGAACAATGTGTTTACCCTAGAATCTTCTATGTAATTTGTAATCGGAGAATCAACTCTATTAGAAACTAAAACTGCACTCATTCTCTGTAAATCTACAACAGGTGATAAATTTGGATTACTACTTTCTAAAGTTAATGTCATATTAAATGACCTATCACCACTTGCAGCTTGAGTTACAGTATTATTAGTTTCATTTACTCTAGATGCAATCATTCTAGGAGAATTTAAGTAGTTTGTTTTATTCAAAGTTACTGTTTCACTTCCTTTATCTAAGAAAGGTAAATCACTACCCTGACCTGATCCATCATTTAAACTAGATGCAGATATTGTTTTTATCGTAGCAGTTAATGAAGTGCCAGGAACAGTCACGTTAGCAACGTTTGGTGCAATGATTTGGAATGGAATATTCTGCGTTGCATGAGCATTAAATCCACCAGTTGATTTAGTGTCATTAAAATATAATCTTGGTCTAGTCAAGGCACTGTCAGCTGATGATCTATCAATTACTGCTATATCGCCTGATGAATCAGCACCAGTATCAATTTTGATAGTGTAACTATCAAATGTAATTGGAGCAGGATCTCTATCAGTAATCTCACTTAGTAAATGAGTTTTATTAATTCTTCCTAGAGATACACCAGCTAATTCATATTTACGAACAGGAGTTCCTTTAATATATGCTTTTGGATTATTTCCCCTAGTTATACCTGTAATAGATCCACCAGAAGCACCAGTATATTTGATAATTTCATCTCCCATTTTCAAATAGCCAGGATTTGTTTCTCCGACAGCAGCATTCTCAAAAGTAGTAAAATGTTCAGTGCTATCAACAGATATTGTTGAAGTTGCATTTACACCATATGGTAATGATAATTTTGTTGGAGTAACATCAGTTTCAACATCAGTAATTGTCACCCTATTTGTTTCATGATGCATACCATGATTTCTATGATCAACTGTGAAGTGTAATCCATCACTTATCTCTGTAATTTTTTCTGGGAATGTAAATCCTCCAGAAGAGAAGTTTAATTGAGTTGCGATACCCGTAGTTGGATTATTATAGAACATTGTTTTACCAGCACCAATAACAAAATTACCCTGAACATTATCAAGAATTAATTCAGTTGTTTGACCAATTGAAACAATAGACATTCTTGCATTTCTACCGTTAATATTAGTTCCATCTGTAGCATCAGTAAGTGTTCCTATACCTAAAACATCACCTTGTTGGAATCCACTACCAGAGGTTATAATTCTAGCTGATGATATTCCACCGTTAGTAACGAGCACATCAGCAGTCATGAAGTCTCCATTACCAGTTATGCTAGTAAGGGCAACTCCTGTATATAATTGTGTTCCAGAAGCAGGGAGGAATCCTAAACCTGCGTTAACAATACTCATTGATCCAGTTCCAATACCAGCACTTCCAACATAATTACCTGATGCTTTTGAATGTTGATCGTCTGTTTGTGGGCCACTTTGAGAGATAGAAACTCCAAAAAGAATGTCAGGGTCTTGAAGTGTTGAACCTAATCCAACTCTAACTCTTTTTGAGTTTACATTGATTGAATTTGGCATCAATCTAGCGATTTGTTTATTACCTCTATCTAAAATTGGATTATATATTTCCAATGTTCCACTACTATCAAACACAGCTTTATTAATCACAAATTTCAAATCTTCCCATTGACTTGGCTCCCATGTAGAAGCGTTTTGGGATTTAAATAATGATCCTAGATATGGTTGCTGTGAAATAAATTCATCAGTTAATAAATCAGATTCCCCAACTCTTGATATGAAAACTTTATATTTTGTAGACCATGATGCTAAAGTTATAGCATATTCACTATTATCTCCCTCAAGAAAAACTGGTGCTTCAAAAGTAAATCTAGTTGGAACAGTTCCATTAGTGGAGGTAAGTATTTGATCGGGCGGTTTAACTATTTCAGAAAATGGTAAAATCTTTTGCGTCGGCACTCCTCCTTCCATCGTTCGGATTTGGAATGTCATTGGTATATCCATATCATCTTTACTTTGGAAGTAAACATCACAACTAGTAACAAATATACCACCACTATCAGTGACTTGGAAAGATTGTGCTAATGGGTCATACCAAATATCTCTACGACCCGTTTCAGAGGTATCAGTTGAAATCGCCTCTGTTTTCATAACAGTGGATCCTGTTAATGTTCTAACAGTCTGTTCTCCTTTAGTTGGTTTGGTTTGAATAATAGCATTTCGTGTAGAAACAATTTGTTCTTGAACTGTTTCTAATGTTCCCTCAGCTGTATAATTGTCTTCACCATATGTTTCTGTATTGTCTTGATCGTTTGTGGTATTATCAATTAAAGTAAATGTTTTTGTTCCAGTTTCAAATCGAGGATGATTACCACTATGAGGATTTGGAATATAAAAACTACCAAGTAAATTAGCACCAAGATCGGAAATTAATCTTCTATCATTAACAATAGCAGTAGCACCACTGGTAGAACCTACGAGTTCCATTCCAGTCGCTATGTATCCATAGAAATCTCCTTGTGGTTGATCTGCTAATGATTTTATATCAACATTTAATATTGTTGATGTAGCAGAGTATGTTGCTGGCATATTTGTAGCACTACCATTGGCAGATGCAAGTTGAACAGTACCAGGTGTTCCTAAGAATGTTTCAAGACCAGTTGCACCGACCTGAGAAATGTATGGATTTTTAGCATAAACTTCGGTTGGAGCGTTATATGGCCCTGCTCTGTGATTTGATTGTGCTACTCTAAACCTAATAGCAGGAACATCTGTTCCTTCTGCAACTACACCAGATTCTGGCATTTTTCCAATAACAGTTTCACCAACTTGGAAAGTTCCAGATTGCATTGTGATCTCCATTAATTTTGGAGTGCAATACTTAGTTACTGCAATACCATCAAAGAATGCATACAATTGTGTTAGTGGTTTACACTTAGTCGCAACAAACTGTAAGTTTCTAGAACGCATGGTCATGATAACATCACGACTTACAACTCTATCACCTAGAGATTCATTATCAAAGTGTTCTGTAACAACCTTTCTAGTTCCATTTCTAACCTGATTTTCAATTCTAAATGTGTCTTGAATTGAATTTTCAAAAACTGTTGTGGTTGTTGTCTCAACCATCTGTGAGTGGTTAACACTTCTACCACCATTAATCCAACCTGCTTTAATGATTTCTTCATGTTCAACACTAGTTGATTCTGCAAATTGTTCAGTGCGATTAACAACATCTTGACCAACCCAGTTAGTTTCCCATGGTTCCCATTGTATTGGAGACATTCCAGTTTGTGGATCAACTCCAAACTCTTGCATGGCCTGTGCCATAACACCAGCAAAGTTACCTTCTTGTTCAATTATTTTTGCATCAAGTCTAGCAGTATCCACCCATGTATCTGAAGCTGGTGACAATGTAATAGTTGCTTGCCAGAAACTAACTAAGAAAGGAGTAACACTTTCTGTTCTAGTTGCAAATTGTTGACTTAACCATTCAGTTTCAGTGTAATTAAGAGTAACAACATCGTTACCTTTCCTAATATTGGTTCCTTCTGCCTCAAGGAAGCTGCGATCAACTGACACATCTACATTTTCCACTGGGCCAGGCATTAGATCAATAGATGTGCAATAATGTTGAGGTCGTAATTCATGACGACGAGTATCTAAACTATTTTTAATTTTAAATCCTCGTGTTTCTTGTGGTTTAAGAGTTGTAAAATTGTCAACAAAGAAACCAGATTTAAATTTATTCAATCCATCTGCATCAGCAACAAACAAACTTGATGTCTTTGTTTCAAGCATAGACAAAGATGTATAATATTCAAGATTCTTGATTCTATCCTCAAGAGTCTTAATATCTTTCATTCTATATCGCTTATATTTTAAGAAATCAATACTAGCTTGTCTTGGTTGGAATAAAAATGGAGGTAAAGTAATACTTGCTATCTCTATCGCATCGTCAACTGGAATTGGTGGTTCTCTTTTTTCAGATGGATCACCATATTGAACTTGGAATCTTCCTGTTTTATCTAAGAAAATTCTATCAGTTCTTCCAACAAAATGAGAAAAAGTCATGTTAATTGACTCATCAGATGCTAATATATTAGCAGCAGAACTTCCTGCTGAATTAAATGATCTTCCAAAAAATTCAAAAGGTGATCTTACATTTTCAAGAACAGTAAAACTAGAAACTTTAGGTCTTATATCAAGTGTATCTGTAACATATTCACCATTTATCATTGGAATTTCTTTACTATAATCCCAACTATTATATGAATTTCTAGTGGTTATATCTCCTTCATCAGTAGAATCATAGTAACCATTCATGAAATATATTTTTAATTGTTTCTTGGGTGGTTTCGCATTTGATTTTCTAGTAATAAATCCATAATCATAAAATGTGCTTTTTTGACCATTAGTAAATGTGTAGTTAGCTGATATGTTTCGACTAGTATTATCTAACGTAGTGATTAAACCCTGAACTGTCGATTCTTCAAATGTAACAACTTCACCTTCATTAAATGCTGTTTCATTTTGAGTAATATATGTTATCTTATTATCGGTTGAAATTTCAGCAACAACGGCTACAGCACCACTATCTTGCCCCATTACTTTTTCACCTATGACCAAATCTGTTGTTTTTCCTGAAGGGCCATTTAAAGATGATAAAGTCATCGTAGGTGCAGAGGCCTCTGAAGTATCATTGGATTCAAAAATACCATGAATTTTAATTATATCAGCCTCATTTAATGCTATTTTTTCATCTTGAACTCTAGTTCCTATTGGATATCCACCACCACCATATACTAATCCATCATTTAAAGTTGTTGCTCCGATACCAGATCCAGCTTCCTTAGAAAAATTAACTACAACAGAATTTACTCGATCTAGTCTTTTTATTTTTGATGATATTTTTGATTTACGAAGAGTAGCAATTAAAGTGCACCCACTAGCAACAGCTCCCAAACCTCTTATTTGTAAGACTGTGTTACCTGTTGAAAAAGCGAACTGATTATCATTTAAAGCAACAGTTGTTCCATCAGGTCTCATGAAGATATATCTTTCCTCATCAAATGGTAAAAATGTTTCATTTGGCCCTGCAACCACAGCAGATGATAATTGACCCTCTCCAGTATTAGAGTTCAAAGAAACATTAACAGTAAATGATTTTCTAATAGTTAGACTTGAATTAGTAAGATCAACATCTGAAATAAATGATTTTGGCATTAATGCGTATAATCTATTTTCTGAAGATCTTTCTAAAGGAGATCTTACTAGTTTCAAATCTGAAACTTGTAAAGAGGTTCCAGCAGTTCCTTTGAATAATGCACCCTCAGTCACACCAGTTACAGTAGAGACACCAGTTACAATAACTTGATTATGATCTGTATTAATTGAAGTGATTCCTACAAAAGATTTGTCATTATTTCCTAAACCACCAAACTGAAGAATATCACCTACTTTTAAAATGTCTGGGAAAAGTTGATTTCCACTGGTTATGGTGCTAATTGAAACAGCACCTGAACCTAATGCTGAAGTCATATTAGCATCACCAAATGCAAAAATTGGTTGTTGAATTACATCCCCATTAAATGCATTAGCACGAGCACCGACATCACCTAAATCAGGGCCTCCATAAATTGATTTTACATCTTGCATTCCGTGAGATGTTATCGCAATAGCTACACGATTATTATCAATACCATTTACTACGAACGGTTCATTTACTACAAATTCTCCGACTTTATCATAAACTTCTAAAGATGTACTATTACTAACAGCAGATCTTAAAAATCCTGTAGCACCGCTATACTTTCCTTTTATTTGAGTTGGTATGGAAAATGTAACTGGTTCATTTAAAGTTATCTTAGAAAATAATTGAATATCATAAAGTGAAGTATCCCATTCATTTGTTGCAGAATTTGATGCTGAGTATGAACCAGATTCTAGTGCAAAATCATATACTCTTGCAACACCTATTTCATTACCAGCTGGAGCAGTGGCAGCACTTCCTACAATTCTTGAGTCTCTTAAACTAACAATATAGGTATTTCCAATACCAATTATTGGTGCACCCTTTACGTTATTAAGTCTTACTGCGTTTCCTGTTTTATATGCAACACCTTGATTTTCTAATTTTTTTGATGTTCTTGGTTTTGGTGCATCAATATAAGTTGAACTTATAGTCTCAACTTCATATCCTTTTACAAATGCTTTACCTGGTGATACTTGATATACTGCAAGATCATCTGATGCTAATGATCCACCTTGTGTAAATTGACCAGCTTGATATACACCATTATTACCTACATTATCGTTTAAAGAATTTTTTAGAGAAACATTAAAACTCTTGACCATGTAATCACCAGATTCAGCATATGTTCTACGAGCTAATTCATCTCTAATGACACCATAGTTAGTGTTTTTAACTTGAGATCTTAAAACACCATCAACAACAACTGCTAATTCAACAAAATTAGAATCATTGAAATCATCTAGTGGTTTTGCAAATAAACTACATGATATTTTTAAACGATCAGCACCTGGTGCTGCATAATTGTTAAAACCTTTTGAATTGTCTGCTAATGTTTCATCCTCATCGGCATTTATAATATCTTCTTCAATTCTTAAACCAATTCTAGCACTAGGAGTATTTGAATATTGTGATAATATAATTGTTTCATCTTGAACTTGAACAAAATTACCTCTTATAAAATATACACCATTGGATATTGAAAAAGATGCAGCAGTGGATGTTGCATTGTTTGCAATACATGACGCAAATGATTCTCCTGTTGGTATAAAAGCATTATTATCAGGCCCTGAAATAATATCACTATCTGCTATTAATAATTCACCATCAGCAAAAACCTTAATGCTGCTATCTTCCACACCAGAAGACATATATGAAATATAAAGTGTTAAATTACCATTCTCACTATTCTCAGACCTGAGAACCTGTTTAACTATAGCTGTTACACCAGTTGATGCTCCGATTATTTTTCTATCGATTAGTTGATCAATATAAAATTCTACAGGAACTCCTAAATGACTGTTATTTAATTCTACAGCAAAATATTCAAAAGAATACGCAGTGTTACCTGGTATTACTTTTGCACCTTCTTTGAAAAAATGTTGACCAAATTTTTCAATTTGATTCTGTAATATAGACTGAAGACCTGTTAATTCTCTTGCTTGAACAGGATAACCAGGCTTGAAAAGAACCTTATGATAATTATCATTAGGATCAAAATCATCAAAATATGGTGAAACGTTAAGGTTGGTTTGCTGAGCCATAGTTAATTAGAACTGTAATATTATTTTGATATCTTCTTTTTGATTGGAAGATCTTGTAATTGATGGTCTGTGATCAACATAAATCATATTTCCAGAATATCTATCAACCTCTGGATTAGAGACTCCTTTGGTAAATGATTGACCAAGGTAGTATGTTCTATTATTTAGAGTGGTGGAAAGACCTGAAAATGATGTGCTAATTGATAAATTAGAACTACCACCCACAATTGTTACACTTCCACCAGCAGTTGGTTCTGAAGTAAATCTTGTGGTGTTGTAACTTGGAACATTTGCGTCTAGGTGAACAGGAAACAATGTTGTGCTGATACCACTTGATCTTGCGGTAGCAAAACCAGCAATTGTTCTATCCTGCCAATATTTTAAAACACCCGTTGTTTGATCGTAAGAAATTACTCTTCCGACAGCAGTTTGACCTGTTCCTACGGTTTGACTTATATAATCATCTGCCGTAAATGTTACAGAGCTATATCCAGTTCCAGATAGTCTTAAAGCGAAAGCAGCACTTGCTTTATCTAATGTAAGTATTTCATTAGAGTTAAATGCTTTTGGATTCTCTAAGAGACCTATTCTAGAAATTTGATTTCCCGTTACAAAATCTGGGTTCTCAGCATCATTTTCAATTCTCGCATACATTAAAGCACTGGTCGCACCCAACTCTCTATAGATATCTGCACCATGACCACCTGGTGGTGAAATAATTACATCAAGAACTGGGATACCCGTTGGAGTTGGAACAGATCCAGCAGCTAAATCAACATTACCATAAGTATATCCATATCCTTCATTTGATATGGTAACACTTTCTATCTGTGAATCGTTATTAACAACAACAGTGCATTCTGCGTCAAATCCATCACCTTTAATTGGAACTCTAGTATAAGTTTGGTTAGCAGTTCCTATACCAGTTCCTCTATCTTTGACAACGACGATTTTAATACTACCATCTACAGCGTTATTTTTTACAGATGCATCTGCAGCATTATCACCCCAATTTGATGGAACTGGCATGAAATCAGTGGAATCAAATTTAATTAAATCTGCAGGTTTAATACTATACAGATATTTCCATATATATCCGTCTCCAGATGTACCAGGTGTTCTTGGTTCTAAATCCGTAAAGGTTGGTTCGTCTAGAGATGGTTTACCGTCAGGTGTTTCAGGTGTTGTTCCGTTTTGTAAACAGATATAAACTCTAAAATCGCTATTAACAACAAAGTAATTTGCAGTGTATAAAGATGTTCCACCAGAGTTTGGTGGTGCATTAGAAATGTTATAATCGTGTCTATAATAATCATATGTTGTTCCAGAGTTCCAATTTAACTTAGGAACTATTTGCTTTACATCAGCAGCTGTTACTCTTTTTACAGCAATAATACTATCATGATAGTCATTCATTCTATCGAAACTATCAATTGGTGCTGGAGGATTAGAATCCCAGTCACTTTGAATACTAGTTGGATTTGGTAAACCCACAAATGCATAGTAAGAGTTAGTCGAAGTGGATACACCAGCAACGAAATTCTTTGCGTTTAATATTCTTATTTGATCCGTTATGATTGCCGACATGAACTTTTGTTTACACTTTTTTTATTTATTTAGACGACGAAGTTCTCAGCTTTAAGAGCAATCTTTCTCTTAACCTGTGGCCCCGTCTTAATACCAGTAACACCATTATTAGTATTAACAGTATATGCTTGTGCTACTTGTCTATCATTTAGTTGTAATCGACCCCAACTAAAGTCACCTAAGTATCGAGTGCTATGACCCTGACCCACTGTAGAATAACCAACAGTATTCTCTAATCCGTTCCAACCTAGAACTCTACAGAACACTCTTGTTGCTTCCTCTAATTGATCAGTGCCAATTCCAATAGTTGTTATTCCAACATGGTGTGCAACCTCATATATACCATCTAGAGCAGTGGTTCCAACACCAACATATCCAATAGAACCAGTCATAGAAACCGCAGTAACACCAGAACCAATATTGGAATTGCTAACTGTAAAGTAATATCCAGTCTGTAATCCACTTCTTGTTATGGCATCAGGGCTGTTGATAGCAGCGTCTCTTAATGGAGAATTCTTTGGAACATATAGATCAAATACAACTCCAGTTCCAATACCAATTCCTGTGGGTGCTGTTGTATCAGAGAGATTGGTTACTATACCAACTTTAGTAATAACACCAAAGTCTCCCTCATATAAATCAATACTATTTTCTTCTCTTACATATGTAGGAGGAGCAATTAAGACTACAGGAGGTGCAGCAGAAGTATAACCAGTTCCAACAATCCCTGAATTAATGCCCACTGTAATTGATGAAATAGATCCATTAGTGACTGTAGCAGTCGCGATGGCTGTGGCAGTGGTTCCAATACCTGCAAATGGAGTTCCACCAATACTTATTGGTTGCTGTATCCTAACTTCAGGAACAGCAGTGTAACCATTACCACCATCTGTAATTGAGAAGAATGATATTGTATTGGCGATAGATACGATTGCAGTCGCAGCAGCACCAGCAATAAATTCATATTGGGCACTTGCATTAACGATTTGAATATCTTTTTGGAAGTTTCTATCTGTAGGGTTTTCATTCTCAGGATTAAAGAACGGTTTACAACTATCAATGAATATTGTTGTTTCACCAACACCAACTGATTGGGTTAAATATGCAGATGGGAATAGATTTGGTTCATATATTGGTCTATCCTTACGAACAATCTTTCCATCTATAAACCTATCTTCAAGTTGTTTATACCATTTAACAGGTCTTAACTCAGTTGCATCATCACCTAAACCTCTTCCAAAATATTGATTAGTTACAACAGTATCTGATGACTTAATTTCATGAACTGCTCTGGGAAACTCAACAAAAGTTCTTGTGTTATAACCAGGATCAAATTTAATTTGTAAATCATCACCAACTTTAACTGTCTCCACAATATCTCTATCTTTTACGTCTTCACCACCAGTTCCTCTATAGAAGAATATTCTCATTATATCACCTGCGTTTGGTGCTTCAGTAAATGTTATTGTTCCACCACCGTTAAATTCGTAACCTTCACCTGGCACTTGTAAAACATCATTTATTGTCAAAATGATAGTATTTCTTACAACAATGTTTGAACCAGTTCTTGCCTGTATAGCAAATGCCTCACCACCAGCTGTGAGTGGGAATGATTTTCTAGATCCATTAAATAGACTTGAAAAATCATCAAGAGCCTGTAATTCACCCATCGTCCACATATTAAACTCATCATGATGAACATTCTGTATTGATAACTGGAATGGTTTGAATAAATGTGCATCTATTGGAATCGCATATGATTCACCAGGTGCACTTGCAAATGTAGGAACAGTCAAAGTATGACCGATACCATATCCATATCCAGTATTTGTAATCTCAAAATCAATTACGCGACCACCAGTGGTTGCAACACCAACGGTTATGTTTGCCCTTGCTTGAGAACCACCACCACCAACTGGATCAAATGCATCATTATCATACCACAAAGGAATATCTTGATATGGTAATGGTTTGTCAATTATCGCATTGAATGTTGAAGCACCATATCCTAAATTATTTCCAGCTAATATTGGGTTCTGAGTTCCTATACCAGGTATTGAACCAGTATTTGTAACAGCAATACTTACGACACGACCATTCAATACTGCTGCAGTTCCAATATTTTGAATAGTTGGGGTTCCACCTGAAGTTGTTGTAGCAACAGCAACGTTAACAACGGTTACTATTCCAACACCACCAATTGAACTTGTTGTTGATGCAGATGCTGGGCCTGGATTTACTCTATAACCAGAACCACTATTACCAATACTAACTGATTTAACTTTACCTATGTTATCAAAATCAATGGTAGCACCAGCACCAACCAAAGGTTGATATCCTAATCCTTCGCTTGAACCGACTGATATGATAATACCACCAACAGGAACAGTTGCACTTTGAACATCGTTAAATTGAGATGATGCAGTTCCTGTAAATGTTATAGATGTGATTCCAGAAACTTCAGATAATTCATAATCATTTAATTGACCAGCACCCTGTAATATACCATTGACTAATACAATACCAAGGTTAGTAGCAATACCAGTTACATCTTGTTTATCTGATTTAAGAGTGAATACCTCTGATCTTCTATTAGCAGTTGCAATACCAGTAAACTGTTGAGATATATCATCTATTGAATAGTTTCTAGAGTATGCGTCAAAGTTACCACCTTTAATACCAGATCTGTTGAATATCCTTCCACTAAAACTTGAAGTGGTTGTAATACCAACAAAGTCTCTATCACTAGATGGAAGACCTGTGCTTCCAACACTTAAAGGTCTACCACCTTTTGGTGCTTCAGCAAAATTAAGAGTGCTATCAACAATATTATAATTACCACTCATCTTTTCAATAAGATCTTTATTAACATGATCTATGAGTTTTGTTCCCATCCAACCTCTTTGAACTCGGATGGCATTAGATACTCCAGCATGATTAACAGATATAATCTTCATCATTTCACTTCCAGTCGTATCAACACCAACTTTAATAACATCACCAGCAAAGAAAGAAGTTATACCTGAAGTTGACATTATAATATCACCTTTAGCAAAGTCAGCAGTAAGGGATGATGTAACTCCAGTACCTACAATTGGGCTTTGAATAATATTATCAATTGCTATTAAGGCCCTTGTATTTTGGTTTTTACTTATTAAACTGTGTGATGTTCCTATACCAACAGCAGTAATATCTAAAGGAACTGCGATAGATTTTAATGCGTTCTCTGCGGATGCTGCAAGTTTAACTAAACTATCACTAACTTTAATAATAAACGCTGAGTTTGGAATGTGAGTTAAAGTTGCTCCTAAACTAACTTGACCTTGAACAGCAGGGAAGAAGGTTGCAGCGATACCAATAGAATCTGTGGTTGCTCCAACACCTGTGGTAGTACATCCTACTATTGGTTGTTTTATACGATATTCAACCTCTTCACCAGTTACGAAGAAATGGTTTGGAATGCTAATAGTATTATTTGTTATGTTAACAATATCTGTGCTTGATCCATCAAAATCTTTTTTGAATATCTGATTAGTTTCATTTAATATTGGGAAACCAGTCTTAGACCCAAAGAAAGTTCCTTCATACACATCAAATTTAGTTTGGATTGATGCTGATTGAAGTTCAATATCTGCTGTTTTAGAACTATCACCAACCACCTTGAGGGCATGAATAAATGTCTTAACTTCGACAGCCTTGTTTGCTGCTGGAGTAAATGTTATTTCTGTGAAACAATCAGATCCATCTCTTCTTCCATCTATAGTTCCTATGTCACCAACTGACGCTGCTCCTGCCCCAGTTGCAACATTTCCATATTCTGTCATGAATACACGAGTGTCATCATCAACCATCATGATTTCTGAAAACTCATATCTATCATTTGTAACATCTTTAACTTGAACTATTGCATACGCAGCATCAAATTCCTCACTATAACTTCCTATACCAACAGCATAAGGTGAAGATCTCGAAGGTATTGCCGATCCCTGTGCGATCAATGCTCCATTTTCTAATGCTATAGTTCCTATTCCAGTGTATATTTCAGATGATATTCCTATGGTGACTGAATTAATATATGCAGTTGCAATACCAGCTCTTGGTGTAAATCCAATTTGTATCTGAGCCGTTGTTCCAAGACCAACAACATGTGGTCTAAATGATCCTAATGGTTCTGCAGCAAGACTATCTCTTCTATTATGAATAGTTAATTGACCATATTGTTCAAATGCTACAGTGGTTCCTAAACCAACAGCACCACCACCTAAATCAGGGCCTCCACTTTGATGCATGATCATATTTAATTCATTATATTCAACTGTTCCTTCACTTGTTGCTATAGAAACTATCACTTTAGCAGATCTAGGATTATGTAATTCATCAAGTCTACCTGTTGCTATTCCTGTTGTAGATGCTGTTCCAACTGTTGCGATAATAACCTCAGTCTCGTCACCAGCTTGAGAGAATCCTGCTAATGTTGTAGCAGCACCAATATGAACGAGTGCTGATGTTGAAGATCCTACTCCTATGGAAGTTGACAATCCTAAAATTTGTGATGTTGCACTTCCAACAAGTTCATTAAGGTTATATGAAAGAGTTGTTACATTATAATTATTAAATTCACTCTTATTTGGGAAGAATCTAAGAACTGCTTCACTTCCATCAACATCAGTATCCATAGATCCAAGATCTCTTACAGTATCTACAGAACCATATTGGTTAATCATTGATTGACCACTAATCGGATCAAATAATGCGTTAACCATAATTAATTGTCTCTCACCTTCAAATAATCTATCTTTCACATACACCATAAACCTATTTTCTTTATTTCCAGTTATGGAAAATCTACCTACTTCAGAGAAAGCAGTTGTTCTTGGTAAATCATTAAAATCATCACTAATATTATCAATTGTAATAACTCTATTTCCAACAGATTCCGCATAGTCAATTAAAATTCTATTTTGGAAGGTAATTTCATCAGATAAGTTACCAGCAGCAGGAGATCTTGATTTTAAGTTTTCCGTAACTAAGTCAAAATTATTGACTTCATTTAAACTCTCATTTCCTATTAAATCGATAACACCAGTCACTGTTCCAGCAAGACCAACTACCATTGTTGCTTTATTAGCAACTGGTAAAGATGACTCTACTTGAAGATTACTAAATTTTTGGAATCCAGCAGTATGATTTAATGTATTAACAATATCCTTCCATTTTTCCATGAATACTCTGGATTTAATCGCATAAGCAAATCTCTGATAATATTCATTTTCATGTGTTACTTGTAAAATATTACTTAAGAAACCTGTTTCATATTCCCAACCATTATTAACCAATGAGAAGTAATCTACTAAGAAATTAGTATCAAAAGTAAGAACTATTTCTGATACAGTTCCTTTAGCACCTGTCACTTCTGATTGAATTATCTTACCAACTTCAAAATCACTTGCAGCCTCTATAGTTAACCATTGACTTGCTGGATCATATTCAGCAACAACACCAGATACAGGGCCAACACTGGTTTCTGATGTTAATGTTTCTTTTGTGTTAAATGTGTTTGGTTGTAATTCAGCAGAGAATTGTGGGAAATCTCTTTCTCTTACTAATATTCCAGATGATAATGTAGAATTAAAATTACCAGGTATTTCACCAGATGGAAGATTACCACCTAAACTATAAGTTACAACACCAACATTACCTAAGTTTTGGTGAACTTGTGTTATTTCAAATGTACGATAATCATACGATTCTGAATTATAACCCTTTCCTGTAGATCCAACTCCAACACTAACATTTTCTACTAAAACTCTATCACCAACTTCTATAGGAAATTCCTCTGCTAAACTATAAGCAACTTTTAATGTTGCTGCAACAGTGTCTGTAGATGAATCATAAACGAGATTTGTAATTCTAATTCCATTTGGATTACCTACAGGTATGATGAATGGAGTTACGTTAGATAAACCATATGTATTTTCAATAATATCAACATAACCAGGTTCATCTGGAGTTGATAAATTATAAACTAAATCTACATCATTATCTTTCGCTCTGGTAACACCATCAAGAACAACTAATGATGGTGGATGATTATATCCTCTACCATAAGATGTAATTCCAACACGTTTTAAACCAGATAGTGCAGAGATCTTGATAATCTGAGGAAGTTTTGATTGAGGTCTTAACGTAAAGTCTGATGGATAATCAAAACCAATACTTTCAAGTTTTGTAGTCTGAGGAACACCTATTGATGTGCTAGATGCTTCTAAAATAGCATTTGATCCTGTGTCAGAGGTTACAGTGGAAACACCAGGTAATCTAGTATATCCCTTTCCTTTTTCTGATAGAGAAACTGCTGCTATTGGGCCATAAGCAGTTTTAGATGTAGTTTCATAACTTAATATGGTTGTATCTGAACTAGTATATGATGCTACTTCTGGATATCTATCCAAATTATATGTAAATGTATTTGTCGAATTTGCAAGAATATTAAATTGGCCTGCATAACGACTATCTCTAAACGATATTGAATTGTTTCCTATAATTTCTCTATCTAAAACAAGTTCTTTGTTTATATCGGGGTTATCAGAAGATGTATTCGCAACTAAGTTATAGTAAAGTATTTTTGGAGTATTTTGATTAAATGTTAATATGAGTTTACCATCAACTCCAACAGTTCCTGTTCTACTTACATTAAAAGTTGATGATTTTTGGTTTGACTCGTATTCATGAACAAAGTTATAATCCGTGTAAAGTTTTAAATCAAACGCTGGTAAGGTATCAGCAATTTTTACATAAGATAATGATGAATCAGATAGATCAAATGTTATTGTTCCATTTTTATAAAATTCTAATGGAGGATTGACAAGATTTAATGTTCCTGCAGATCCTTCACCTTGAACTCCAAGTTCAACAAATTTAGGTCTTCTTTGTTTTGTTTGGAATCTACTACCACATAATTTAATTGTATCTTTATTAATTACATATACAAAATATTCTTCATCATCAGTTAATCCAGATACACTAGTGGTTGTTGTATAAACCACTCTTTGACCAGTTACCATCTTATGATCAAGGATTTCAATTGTACCAGGAATTCCTTCTAAAGAACCTGAAGTGTTAATACCAGCACCAACAAAATCAAGAGTTCTCGCAATTAATTTTCTATTTGACTTATTATATTTAATTGGAACAGTTTCGGTAGTTCCAGAGTTTACACTCAAAATTACTCTATCATTCCCAGTCATTCCATGACTACTTGCTGTTGATACAGTAACTAAATTTTTCTCTATAGATCCCTTTACTGTGTCGCTGTAACTTTTGGTTAAACTATGATATTTACCAGTTCCAATACCTACAAAATATACTAAACTTTGTTCTTTAATGGTATGGCCAACACCCGTAAATATATCTTCTGGATCTATTCCACCCCCACCTGTTCCTAAACCAATTCTAACTGTTGATAATCCAATCAAATCATCACTTAGTTTAGCAACAAACAAAGGAACATCTTCAGACAGATCTGCAGATTTAACACGCAAATCAGCATTAGCACGATTAGTTGCGATTCCTAAAGAATCACCCGTATTTCGTTTATATCTTACCTCATCTCCAGTTTTAAATTTGTGATTTGGTAAGAATATGGATCTAGTAGGTACAAACAATGAAGTTATTCCACCACCAGGAACAGAAAAACTAACAGTTGTTCCTATTCCAGGCCCAGCAGTTGTTCCAACACCTACAGATTCTACAGGATTAAAATAATACTCAAAATCAACTTCATTTTGAAATGTTGTGGTAAATCCAACATCTATTGAAAACTTTCTAGGATCTTCCTCAATGATTGTTCTAATAGTATGACTTAATCCAACATGAGCACCAGTTTCAGTTCCATCTTGATCTCTTAATACTCTTAGTCTAGAATTAGCTGCGTCAACATTTAATATTTTAACTTTTTCTTGTCTAGTTCCAATACCAACTTTTAAAATATCATTCTCTCTTAAATTGAGACTGTTGAGATTAGCATTAGGTGACGCTAGTTTACCCTGAACATTAAAAAATGTTACCAATCCTGTCGCAGCAACTGATCCTATACCTTCGGATACTAATAATCTAGATGATTTAATTCCTACATTAAAAGTTTTACCCCCAAGTTGAGAACTAGTAGTTGTAATTCCAGAGATAAAAATTTTATCTCCATTTTCTATACCTAATGGTGTGGTATGAATACCAACAAATCTACCCCTTTCTTCTGAAGGATAGAATTCAATATTGTTTAATTTTACATTAGTAACTGCAATAGTTCCGATACCAGGCCCTTTTACTCTTGATACCTTTCCAACCGTTTCAAAGTTTTCTGCTACTTTTTCTTCAAATACAAGTTTATCTCCAACTTGATATGAAGAACCACCAGTAACAATTCCTATTTTTTCTACAGATCCCTCTGAGGCATAAACAATGGATCCCTCTTGAGTTACAGACTTATATGATTGACTAACATAAGCATATGAACTATCATCTTGTAATAATTCATATGGTTCTGTATTTCTTACCCAACCAGTTTCGTTAAGATTAATTGCATCTTGATTACTTTTTGATAAAAAGTTAAATTCATTTGGTTGAGCCCAGAAATTTTCACCTATTAAATATGGAAACTTTGGTTTTTTAAAATTATTAAATGGATCACTAGCATCTGCTGTTACTGTTGATTCAAGTGTGGTAAAGTAAGCATAGGTTCCATTTGGATATTCGGGAGTTATACCAAATCTTCCATTATTTTCATCAAGATAACTCTCGTCAGTGTTACTATTCCAAGTAAAGTCATCAATAAAAAATTCTTGTGGGAATACACTAGTTGGAGGTCTGTTTGCCTTTAAATCAATAGAATAACCAGAATTAAGTTGAGTTACAGATCCACCAGTGCTTTTCTCATATCCATATGGGCCATATATTGGTAGACCATCATATGCCCAACCAATAATAGGTGAGTGTTGTGTTTTATTCTCTTCAACATCACTGGATAAAGTTAAATCTCTACTACCATATAAAGGATCTCCATCTGAATTATTTTGATATACAATTTTTCTTAAACCTCTTGGTGCATATGCATGTGAACATTGTAATTCACGACTAAGTTGTGTTGGTTTTTCTATGAATACATCAGAGTCATCTATGTTAATAAAATTCTTTCTAACCTCATTTACTTGCCATGTTTTAAGATTAACATTGAAAATAGCAAATTCACCAGCAGCCTCAACATTAAGTGAAGTAGTTGAAGCACCATACCCAATACCACCTTTAATAATTTTAACTGATCTAATTTGACCATCAACTATTTCTGGAACTAATTCTGCACCAGTTCCAATACCTGTAACCGAAATACTAGGAGGAGTATTATATGATTGACCTCTATTTTGAATTGCAACATCAATTATAGATCCACCTGCAACAACAGGTAATAATTCTCCACTTACTCCAGTATATAAATCTACTCTTGGTTGTCTGTTAAAGTTAAGTATCTCAGATGCACCATATCCAACACCACCATTTGTTAAGTGAACTGATGTGACTTCACCTCTAAACAAAGGTTGAGGAACACATTGGAAGGTTTTACCCTCTATTGAACTTATACCAATTATACCCTCTACTTTTACTGAAATTGGATCGTAATTAAAACTATGTGTTCCAACTCCTATCGATCTAAAGTTTTCATACTGTTTTGTTTTAAGATAAAAATCTTTTGCTGTTGTTCCAACACCAACTGTTGATAATTTAAAAGTATTGTCATCTATAACATAAACATAATATTTTTTATCACTTGATAGCCCTTCAATAGCAGTTCCATTAGAATCAGCAGTATATGTTACAATCTCACCTGTCTTATAATCATGGTTATTAATTGTGATTCTATCAAGTGCAGTATTAATACCTGCTGGTTCACAAGTTTTAAGTTTATTTTCATATCCTTCACCAGGTTCTAACACATTTATACTACCAACTTGTGATTTACCATTTAAAGATCTAAATTGATGGTTCCCTTCACCAGCAGCAGTAAACCCTAACGTATTAATACCAGCAACTGCATCATTTAAATTTCTATGAAGTCTAATTGTTTTTTCTGGATACCAAGTTGTTCCTGTATAACCTACCCATGATGATATTGTTGTCATACCAGTAGGAGTATCTGTGTTAACGTAATATATTGCTCCAGTGCTCAATCCTGCTAAACCTTTCTCACCAAAAGTATCATATACAACTCTCTCATGATTTCTAAACTTATGATATGTTAAAAATCCAACGTTAAAATCATCAGATCCAGTAACCACAATAGTCTGAGATGCCGAACCAGCATTAAACACAACTTGATGTGGAACTGTAACCATTTTACATTCTGCTACAGCACCAGTTCCATTTCCACCACTTATTGATACTTTTGGAATATCAACATAATCAAAGCCAGGTTCTAAAATTCTTATTTCTTGTAAACTACCTCTAGTCGCTACATATCCAGTTGCACCTGCCCCAACACCATCGTTAATTGCTAATTGAGGTGGATTTATAACATCATATTTTCTTCCACTACCAGTCACATCAATTGATTTAATATCACCATAGTAACAAAGATCTTGAGACTTATAACTTAATATTTCAACACCGTTAATTAAAATACCATTATATCCAATTCTTGTTTTATATTTCTTACCATCATAAACTGGCATGTCAATTTCTCTAAACAATTTTTGGGGTAAAATCTGTTTTTGATGAAATTCATATTTTTCAAAAGTATTATCTACAATGTCTGTTGTAACAGTTGTTTCAGACACTTTTGTATAATTACCATCATATAAGTTTGATCTGGATTTTGCTAATTTTATATCATTTAAATTTACTCTCTCTACAAAATATAATCCTTCACTGAAAAGAAAACTATCAATAGTTCCATCAGATTGTTTTTGTGGTGTATAGTAAATGGCATCACCACTAAAGAAGTTGTGATCATTAGAACCAGTAGTAATTCCAATAATAGTTTGGCCACCTTTAAATGTTCCAGATAACTTAATTTTTTGAGTGCTTGGGTTAAGTTTATGGTTTGAACCATAAGTTGGTATAGAGTTGGAAGCAACTAAATTTTTAAGTTTTGAAAGAGTGTGAGCATATCCAACTTCCTCCATGTAAATATTTTGAACATTAGCAGTATAATCATTTAAATGTTGGTGATTATCATCAACACTAGTTCCATCTGAATTTCCCTTTGCAATAGTTTTAGTTATGGCTACTACTGCTGAAAGACTACTTATTGCAGATCCCCTAATTCTAAGTTTTACATTACTTAAAACATCAGTAACAGCATATGTGCCATCTAATGTAGCGTTATTTGTTTGAATTGTTACGTTGTCATTTAATCTTATTCTATGAAAATCTTTAGTTACAACTTCATAAGTATTATTAGAAGCATCTTGTAATGTTATCGTATCAATATTGTATTTTGGTTGAACATTATAAATCCAATTATTAGATTTAAAATCATTTACATTAGCAATTTTTCCTAAAGACTTTAATTTTATCTTTGCACCCTTTCTTTGGTAAAAAGTATCAGGTAATTCAACTCCACTTAATACACCTGTTATGCGACACCGTATGCCGTCTGTAGTGACCCCTGCGGTGCTGTTTGCTTGCCCCAAGGCATAAACATAGGTATTCTGTCTAATTGATGTTGCATCTTTAATAGTAGTAGTAATACCAGTTATTCCTAAAAACTGTGTAATGTTAGTGCTACTATATGTGCAAACTCCAACTGTTCCATTTTGATATACAAAGGTTAATGCTCCTTTATCAGGAAATCCTATGGTAGAGTCAACATCAATATAAGTTTGCCCAACTCCAACAGCACCAACGTTTTTAGAATTAGCATGTATGGCAAAATTACCATATGTCAATTCATCAGAACTTCCTGTTCCAAAAGATGCATCAATACTAACTTTGTAATATGTTTCAGTTAAAAGACCAACCCTAACTCTCTCAACCATTGAAACGGGGCCAGACGCTCTAGATAAGTTTTCATATGGATCTTGAAAAAGAGTTCTATTCTCAAGATCCATGGGATCACCTTGTATTGCCTCAACTATAATATCACGAGTTTTTCTATAGTTTGCGTCAGATGGTGCAATTACATAATCAGCAGGCCTAACAATATCTACTTCTTCGTTATATAATGATTTAAACAGTAATTTAAATGATTCATCAGTTCCTCTTGAGTTATAAAAATCTTTTGAATGACGAATAAACTGTGGTTGATTTAACGCAGGGTTTAAATCTTTTTGAAAACCTGGTAAAAATTGTTTTTTAGATTTTTTTAAAAATTCTTGTAAAAATAATATACTTAAATTTTCAACTACACCACCACTTGTTCCTATACCAACCGCATGCGATGCTGCCTTTGATGTAGAAAATATAAACTCCTCTGGTTCATCTGGATTGCTAAATGAAGTGATACCTGCAAAACCACGAATACATCCAGTAAATGAGTTGGTTGATGTATTAACTCCAGTGTATGAAATTATCTCATTGTCTATTTTTAATAAACCATAATTATCAGGAAATCCAGTTACATCCTTTACAGATATGGTTTGATCAAACTGGCCAACAGCACTTGAGAGGGTCGTAAAACCGACTAGGTTGCCTGATTTGTTTAATTGTATATAAGAGTCTAGATTATTGATTATATCTATTGGGCCGCCTTGATATTCTTGACCTTGGTAATATGCACTTAAAAATTCACCGACTAGAGGGCTGTCATCCTTCACATAAGAAGGAAGTTGTTCTTTAACAACTTTATTAATTTGAACTCTTTTATCGGTCATGTGTTATCTTACAATCTTTCTGTCTGTATAACTTGAAGTAACTGTATAAGTTGATCCTGATGGATCTGCACCTGACGCAATTTCATCGACAATCATCTCTACGTTACTAGTATCTAGTTGTAAATAAAGATCCTGTAATCCAATTACATCATTTGAATGGGGAATAACAGAAATTTCCATGATTTCTTGAGCATCTTTTGTCTTTCCTGCTGTAATGTTGATAGGGTTAAGGGTAATTCTACCTGTAATATAGTTAACAACACCTATATTTGACCTCTCAATCATTGGAGTTGTTGATCCTGGTGAATCTAATGAGAATAAACCAAGTGATCCAGTCTTTTTATCAGTGTTTGGGATGTCGTAAAGATAAACTGGTCTACCAATATCTAACACATTGAAGGCAGTAGAGCGAATATTGAACCCATCCATGGATGAAATATGGAATTGATTGCCAAAATCAATGGCATATTCCGCAAATTGGTCAAGAGATAGCCTCAAATCGCGTCTCATCTCAACTGTTGTGATGTTAGAAGTGATTGATTCGTGACTTTGATCTATAACTTTAAGGAATTTACTGTATTTAAACCTTGCACCATACTTATTTAACTCCGCAGAAGCAGCTAATTTGTTAATATTGCTCAAAATAGTAGTTGATACCATTAAAGAATTAGGTGCAAGACTCGTATTATAGTAAACTTTACTGTCAGTCTCAAGGTAGAGATACTTGAGATCGAGAATTTCAGGCACAATTCCCGCTACAGAGTATTTTCGGAGGTCTCTTTTGATATTTTCTTTGATTGCGTTTGGAACAAAGTCACCAGTTCGTGGTTTTATGCTGATAAAAACCTTTCCATACTGTGGAGGAACCAATTCTTCACCTCCATAAACGGAAATTGACTCAGTTTCTGGATAAATTTTGTTAGGAATCAAGATTTCATAGTCATTTGAGGTCAAAGCACGGTTTTGAGTGGCATAAATTTGGGGTGCAAACTTTTTAACTGAGTCAACACTCTCAATTTCGTCTCCACCACTAGAGGGTGTATTAGCAGTTACGAGTGAAATACCGCTAGTTATGGTATTTATGACTGCATTTCGAGTATAAGTGCATTTTCCACTAAAACTTAGGTTACTAATACCATTAGCTTCGGATCCATTTGATATAATATACGAAACTTCGACAATATTTCCATCTGCAAGTGCTTTTCCGAAGATTCCATCACCAAAAATGATCTCATATTGCTCATCTTCTATCTCTTGTAAGTAATAAATGAGTGAATCACCTGTTATTGAACTCCCCGTAACCGCATCAAACAGACTATCTTGCCTTGTGTAACTAGAAAGTAGTGAAGAAGTCGCAGATGGTCTTACATATACCTCTAAAGTGCTTAAATCTATCCCCGCATTCGATAAAATGAACCTTTGATTGATATTATTTGAAGAATATGGGAATTTTTGATCAACTACGTTCCCTTGTTTTACATCTATGTCTAAAAATGATGCAACTCCATCAATTACGGGTTTTGTAATGTCTTTTGTAATGCCGAAAACGAAAGATTGACCTCCAAATTGAGATGTAGAAACGACTGGGCCTTTTTTTAAGGTAATTGTTGTTGGTGGAGGTGTAATTCCTGGTTCTACAGTGAAATTTATCGTTGCAGTTGATGCTTTTCTTGATCTAGGGATATATCCGATGTTTCTGGCAAGTGCAACAACATTTTCTCTAAGAGTTGCACTATCAATAAAGACCTCATTAGAGATCATATTGGCATTATATGAAGTAATGTATGTGTTATATGCTAAAACGTCTAAAATTGTTGACAAGTTCGATCCCTCGAAGTCATAATCCGTAAAATTCGAGTTGGATTGTAAATATTGTTTAAGTGTTTCTTTAATCTGGTCAAAATCCAGACTAGTAAAGTTTAAAAGTGACATTTATCGTGATGGAAGCAATGCAAAGTCTAATTGTGATGGAGGTATGTCTACACCAACTATCCTATAGGTAATTCTTACGTCAAATTGATTTTGATCAAAGTTAGGATCGACATCTACGTCAATTAATTCGACTCTTGGTTCATAATTTTTCAAAGAACTGCTAATTTCATCTTGAATTGATATTGCAGTGATATCATCAACATTTTCAAACAAAATTTCGCTTATACTAGACCCAAACTCAGGATTAAACAACTTTTCACCAGGTGAAGTCAATACTATATTACGCACAGCTCTCGCTATTGCGTTTTCATTCTTCAAATCAATTAAATCGCCACTCAAAGGGTTAAATTTGAATGACATACTAAGATCTTTGAAACTTTTACTAACTCTTTGAGCTGGCATTAGAAGTTTTTACTACTATATTTTATTTATCAGGGTTTTCTAACGATATTCTGCAATAACTTCGTAACTTTCGATTTCATAATCTAATCCGTCTTCATCTTCTTCACGAAGACGCTCAAAAAAGTCACTAGAACTCTGTTTATCACTCTTTTTAGGAGTCAAAGAGTCGTTTGCGATCTCTCGTAGCATTTTTTCTGACATGGGAACCTCCAAGTAGACACAAAAAGAGTGCCTAAACGAACATTTGTTCTATTTAGACACTATATCTGTTAGTTTTTAGCCTAAACCATCAATTGCAGTATTTCCAACTCCTACATCACCAAAATCAGACCTCTCTTTTGCCGTTTTCCAGAAATAATTCTCTTCAGAACCCAATCCATCACGGTCATGACCATTTTCAACTTGATAGTAAACTGTTGATACCTTAAAATCAGGATTCTTAGGTATTTCGGGTGTAATGCTATTATCATAGATACGCATCCTATTATTCGGATACAATGCAAACTGCCCATTATCCAATTCTATCAAATTATGAGACTTATGCTCTGCTGGCTGCTCACTCGTTGAGTAATCAAC